CGGTTCACGAAAGTCACCATTCCTAAATCCGGCGGTTCGGTGTAGATGCTCCGGGTTGCCGCTATCGCTTCACGGATGAGTTCGCTCGACAGATGCGGTGATTCATTGCGGAAGGCCGAGCAAATCCACGCTCCGGCCCATTGGTGCTTGACGTATTCCGCGAACGGCCAACTAGTCACCCAGAAGGCATCTCCATCTGGGGTGCGAAGCACCACACAGCGACCGGGCGGAACGAACTGCGGCGCCCCAATCTTCTGGCGATTGTAATGCCGGTCGGCAATCACCCGTGCAATGGGATCGGCACGATACGACAGTTGCCACCTCATTCGAATCTAACCAAGCCGCACTTCTCGCAAATCCAGTATTCCCCGTCATGCGAGTCATTGACTCGCGAAAAGGTCCATTTCCAAACGTGGCGGCATCTTTTTGGCAACTTCATCGTTCCCCTCGCTTGAACTTGGATACTTCCCGGATGTGGCGGCAGGGCCGTTCGGGACGCCAACTTCCTGAGGCACAGTCGCATGTCCATTCGGGGTCGCGGCAATCGACGTTGTAGACTTCGGCCCCAGATTTCACCGTGAATGTATTGGGAATGTCCAGTCTCTCGGTGACGGTCAAAATGCCTCCTCAATCCATTCGCCTTTTTTGCGCTGCACGGCGATAAAGCGATAAGGGTGCTGTTCGGCGGCGACCTTGATTTTCACCCGCGCATCGTCTTCCCAGAATCCCTTGACCTCATGGAACTCCACGGTGCCGTCGGGGCGGATGACCCGGAAGTCTGTGGTGTAGAATGTCCGGTCCGCCAAGCGCAGCTTCTCTGGCTCGAAGTCGAAACGGACGAGCCATCCAGCCAACCGATGTGTCTCTAGGGTCGCGGCGTACTGCGCCTCTAGTTTGTTCATGGCTCCGTCGCGCTTCGGCTGCGCCCGCGCCTTCGCATGGAACTTCAATCCCGGGCTACCCATTAGGCCATCCACCGGTCGTCCTGCCACGCGATATCCGACTCCACCGGCTTCCGATACCGATAGTCCTTGAGCTTCCGCAAGCTCTTGGTCAAGCCTTCCGTCTCCAAGGTTTTGCCGCTCACCCACGGCTCCAAGACCTTCAAGGGCTCGCACTCCACCCCATCCGTCCGGAGTCCTTGCTTTCGGGGAGGAAGTCCGAGGTAGTAGATGACGTAGGACAACTTGCTCTTGGGGACACCGATGGAACGCAACTCGGTCTGCGTTGGGGTGCGACCCAGCCGTTGCGCCAATTCCAGCGTGGCGGAGAGATAGGGGGTCATGCGAGTTCTTCCGCGAGGCGCTTCATGGTGGTGGTGAGGTCATCCAACCGTGAGCGAATCATTTGCCGGTTCTCCTCGTTCCCATTCCAGAAGGAGCGGTCCTCCAAGCAGCGGAAGTAGTCGAGAATGGCAACGGCAAGAGTGTGGGCGCGAATATCAGTCATCACTCGCCCGAGAATCGACCGGATGTGTTCCGGGTTCGTGGTATTGGCCATCCCGGTAGGCGAGGCGGACTTCAGTACCAACGGACCCGTGGGCGTCATACCGGATTTTGGCGAGGTCGATGGCGACCGCTTGCCGGTCCCAGAGGAGGGATTCATTGCCGTTCCCTTTGCGGTATTCGGTGAGAAAACTCGGCGTGATGGCGGTGCCTTGAATGGTGCGGTCGAGGAACGTGCGATGGACGCCCAAGACTTGAGACGCAGCTTGGCCAAGGGCTTGGCCCCCGAACACTCCCCCCAGATGCACGCAATCCGTTGCTCTCGGAGTGGGGCCGCCTTGCCCTCGGACGTGGACTTGATTCGTCACGATGACGGTCACGTACTGGGTCAGGGCGAAATCTTGGAGCAATTCAAGGGTGGCCTGTACCGCCGCCACGCCGTCTCGGAGGTCATGGGTGATGGCCTGAAAATGGTCCACCACCACCACCGAGGGACACGCCCGGTCGGCTTCCCGGAACAACGTATCCCGGAGCTGCGAGGCGCGGAGTCTCAGGTGTGGGGCGATGGTGATATTGCCCATTTCGAGTTCAAACACGGCTTGGCGGTGCCGCATCCGCGCCTCATCCTCGGTCATCCGAAACCCGGCTTGGGACCACAAGCCCTGTTGCACCCGGTCGGGGTGTAACCCCGCCCGCCTTGCCGCCAAGGCCGAGAGGTAGCGGTCATCGGGAATCTCCGTGGCGAAGACCAAGGCTGTGGTCGTTGGGGGAATCTGGTTCAAGAGACTTGCCGTGAAGGTCGTCTTGCCCGAACCGGTCTGTGCCAAGACCACGGCCAAGTCCCCCATCGGCAACGGACCTGTTGCTCTCGCAAGGGTGGGCCACGGCCACCGGAACCCATCCGGTTGGGCTACGGCCGAATGCCAGAGGGCCATCGTGGCGACCTGCAAGTCCTCGGGCAGTGTCCCGGCTCTCGCTTGCTTGAACCGGTCCACCTGCCAATCTGCGACGTTGGTCCGGGCCATCTCCTCCCCGAACGCATCGTCGTCCAAGGCAAACAGCGGGTGGTGGGTGGACCTCACAGGTCGTCCTCAGCATAGGGCTGGTTCGCGTCAGGATGCCCTAGGATGGACGATTGACCTTCAGCCGCCCTCCGACCCGCCTCCCCCTCTAAGAGCTTCTGGGCGCGGTCGCACCATGTCTTCAGGACCACCGGGCGGAAATCCGCTCCGGCCACGGCCATGTCCGACAAGGCCCGTAGAAGTACGGGCTCCGGCACGGGCCTGTCCGTCATCCCCTGCACGAACGACCGCAGCAGCCCAACCCGCGCCGCCCGCGTCTTGGGGTCTTGGAGGTATCCCGACGCCGCTGTGAGGATGGCGGGTGGGACGCCGACGTCTTCTCTCTGATTCTGGTTCTGAGTCTGTATCTGTGGGTTGGTCTTAGCCTTAGGGCTAACCTTGGTCTTAGCCGCTCGGGCGTGGGCCGCCGCCTTACTCTTGCCCTCGTATTTGGTGAGTTCGGTGTCGTGCAGGGCGGCCAATTTGGGATTGCGGCGGAGATTCGTATCGGGGTCGGGGGGAAAGAACTCGGTGAGGACATAGGCGACCGCCGTGTCGCTAATGCCCTTGGGCACCCCCGGTGTGACCATGGTGACATCAAAGGGCAACGCGCCCCGCTCCCATTGCTCACAGAGGAGCCAGACGTACGCCGCCATTTGATCCCCGGAGAGCCGCCGCACTCGGGAACTCCCCATCCAGTCACTGACGTAGAACTTGAACCATGGAAGTTGTGCCATAATCACCAAAGCAAGTGCCCGGGTCAGCCGTGTGGTAATCCTCTTGCGAGGGCGGGCGGGGAGCCCCACGGCCTATCGGGCACTGGAAGGTCAATGCAGTCCAAGATTACCAGCCTCGGACCCTTCCAATTTACACGCCTCGGTCCCTCCGTCAAGGGCTATTCCAGACCCTTATTCGCCGCGTCGAGATAACGATACGCCCATTCGACATGACGCTCCGCTGTCTCGATTTCGTCTCGGATGTCACCGTCTCCATCCTCATCTAGGCACCGTCGTACATGCCCGAGGTCACGGAGAACGTTGTCAAGTTTCTGCATCTGCTGCTCTCGGCTCATTCTCATACCCATCTCCACACCCGGACCGGGGCGCAATGCCGTTCCTTCCGCCGGGAGGGGACAAACTGATTCGTGGGAACCACGGCGTTCCATCCCTTCAAGACATTCCCCGTCCAGCGGGTATCGCCTTCCCCTAACCCTAGGGCGTCCGCTGCATCGTGAACGTCATCGGCGGTCAACTGGTTCTCGGGGAACGCTCCGTCGAACCACCGTGCCTGCCGCAGCCACTCCCGCACTTGTTGGATGCGCGTTTCCCGGCCCTGCTTCGATTGGGCCAAGGCACGGTCGCGCAACTCCGCTCCACGGGGAAATTCGGGATGGTTCGGGCACTTCCCATTGAGCGCGGCGATGGTACACGTCTCAGTCATGCGTTCGTCCAGTAGGTCGTGGAGGAATCGTTCCGCTGGGGTCATTCGCTCCTCGCTTGGGAATGTTCATCGCGTTGAATCGTCACGTTCTGGAGATACCACCGCATCGTCCACGCTCCACCCACCACACCTATGAATCCCCCGAGGAACCCGCCCATCATCCACGGGAGGAGACCGGGGGGACAGGAGAAGAGGCTCATCGGCAAATCCCCAAAGCGCGGTATGTCCTCATTCTGTCGCGGCTGCACGTACGACATGACCTTCCCCTCTCGGATATGTAGGTGTTGGCCCCATTGAACGGATGCCCGACCTTGCAGTGTGTCTTCCGGGCGTTCATGGCCGTGTGCCCTTCTACACGCAGAAAATTGTCGCCACGGGTCACGGGTTCTAGATGGTCGGGATTGACACACCCTCGGTTGCGACACAAATGGTCAAGGGTCAGCCCATCGGGTATTGGGCCTTTGGTGTGCTCATACATTCTTCGGTGGGCTCGTCTGGGGGCGCGGCTACCCCATAGCCCATATCCGTCCGGTGATTGAGCCCCCACCCACTCCCAACAGCCGTTCTCCTGAATGATGTAGCCGATGGGACGTGTGCTTTGTGCATCATTTAGTTGTACAAATACCCCAACCATAGAACCTCCGGCACGAAGAGCGCCCCGAAAGCTGGGCAGCGTCCCTCAACCTTCAAGGGCACCAGCAGACGGGGCGCTCGGCTTTGACTCCGGTGTCTCCGCGCTGACGGGGACAGGAGAAAGATAGCCATTGGGGCGACCGTCTTCAAGGCCATCGCGGCCACGCTCCTCGTTGAGCTTCACGTGGTGCGCTTCGACGTTCTTGAGGGCCGCGATGGCCTTGTCGTACTTCGCCCGGAGGACAGCGGTGGCGTCGAGGTAGGCGTCGAGGACTTCGTCCTTCTCCTCCCCGTTGCACTCGCCGAAGCCCGTGGAGTAGCCGAGGAGGTTCATCATCTCCTCAAGGCCGTTCTCTTCCCCGTTGTCGAGGACTTCTTCCAGCGTCAGCTTGCTCATGCCTTCTCCGGCAGTTCGTAGTTGAGGGTGACTTCCACGGCACGGTCGTCGCGTGGAACCCGTTGAACCCGCCACACTCGGGGCACTTCTTGATGTCGCTCACTTGCCCTCCAGCGCCGCATCGAGGCCGCAGGTGCAACCAGACCCCCATGTTCGGGGGCTCGCAACACATTCCGGGCATTGAGCGGTGTGGCTCCCGTACTTCTGGAGCGCCGCCCGCAAGGCGGTGACCTCATTGTTCCGCATCGTGAGATTCTGACGGTAGCTGTCGGTGAGTCGATCCGCCGCATCGCGTTCCTGTGTCAGCCGCTCGTTCTCCTCCACCACCCCCGCCAAGAGGAGGGGCGCGGCGGCGCTGATGACGCCCTCTGCCATGTTGTCGCAATCCGCGAGCGGAATCCACGGATAGTTCTGGTGAGGCGGATGGGGCGTGTGGTAGCGGCTGAACACCTCGAAGGCCGCGCCTTTCGCCTGCTCGATCACTTCGGGGGTGAGATACCGGGACAGGTCACTCACGATTCCTCCACGCCGCCAAGGCGGCTTCGGCGTCCACGAGCATGATGCCCGCCCGAGGGTGCTGGTTCTTCGGGTCATGGTACGCCTCCCGCGCCTCTTTCCACGCCTGCCAGAGACGGAGGAGGTCGGCGTAGGGCTCAACGGCGTTCTCGCGGGCGATCTGCAGAATGGTCGGAATCCGTTCCTTCACCATTCGATCCTCGTAAGCCGCGACCACGGCGGCGATAAGGGCGTCACCAGTCTGAGCGGTCAGAGCATCGAAGGCACTCTTTCTGGTGGATATCGCGTATTGGTACGCTGCCATTGCCTCCCGCACCGCCGGGTCGTTCGAGAGGTCGCGGGTCATGGGGCCTCCTCGATTGCTGCGAGTTGTCCAAGACCGCAAGAGCAGCGGTCTGGTGCGCACTTGGTGAAGTGCTGGACGGCCTTGCGGCGAAAGAACGCATAAGCCTCCTCCCCCTGCGCGAGGTGGCGGGTGTGGGCCAGGAGGAGTCGATTCATCAGCACATCGAGTGACTGTTCACCGTCGTATTCGATGACAGCCGACCAGATGGCTTCCCGCGCCTCCGCGAGGTCACGCTGGGCATCAGACATTCGGACACTCGTAGGTGAGGGTGACGCGGACGATGCGCTTGGGACGGTACCCTATGCGGCGAAGCTGCTTCCTCGTCACGAGATTGTCGAATACATATACATCCGTGTAATGCGCTCGTTCCCACGAGCGGGTATGCTCCGACTTGAGCAGCCCCCACCGCTTCTCGGTCACCGTCTTCGCGGGCTTAGGCATGGGGCACCTCCGGTCGCACCAGAAGTCCGGTGCCGTTGCAGGGAACGCACGGCCACGGGCCGCACGACGAGGCGGAGAACGTCGGTTGATCCCCAGCGATATAGGGCGGCCGAGAGACCTTCCCTGACCCATCGCACACGGGGCACTTCTGCCATTCGCTCACGGCTTCACCTCCTGTGCGAGTTGACGCAGGAACGCGATGGCATCGTTCCATCCTTCGTTGTAGCTGGGATCCACCACCGCATCGGCGTCCTTCTCTTGTGTGCGCTGCGCCGCCTTCCGGAGCGTGGCCCGCACCAGCGCGGCGGCTTGCGCTTCCTGAAGCGCCCACACTTGGTCGGCGGCTTTCATCGAATCCATTCCGCCATCTGCGACCTTGCCGTGGGCGGCCCACCGACCAATCTCAAGGTCGAGGCCCTGCACCTCCGGCATGTCGCGCACCGAGGAGAGGAAGTCAGCGGGCATGGGGGGTTCCTCATGTTCTGCGCCGCAATGTTGACAGCGCCAGTAGAGGTCGGACTTCTTCTCCATCCGCTCCATCGTGCGACATCTGAGGCAGTAGGGGCGGTAGCTCGGGTCACGCTCGGCGTTCTCACGCACTAGCGACTTGTCGCTCATGGGGTGTCGCCTCCGAGCTGTGAGGTGAGCCAGTCACGGGTCGCCTCCCATGACTTCGTCTCGACCATCTTCTGCGCCACTTCCTCCAGCGTGGCCTGCCGGGTCGCGGCGTGCTGGGCGGCGCGGTTCTCAGGACGATCCGATGCGCGGCGTTCCAGTCCACGGTTGTCGAGGACGCGCTTCGAGCCCTTGCAGAGGTCGCAGACGGCCTCGTAGGTCCCGGCGTCTTCATCGAGGTGGCGCACGACATAGCCGCGTCCACCACAGTCACGGCACGGATAGCTCATCGGGCACCTCGGGCGCGGAGGAAGGCGATGGCTCGCTCCCGCTCGCGGCAGCGTTGAGCGTGGGTCTTACGGCATGTCTTGCAGTATCGAATCCACCGACCTTCAGCCAGTCGAGTGCCATCTAGTGGATGTCCGTGTATACAAGAGTTTTTACGGGCGTTGCGGGCTGGCGGCCCGAATCCCCGAAGAACGTTGTCTTTGTTGCTCACGGGTTCGAGGTGATCCGGATTCACGCAAGCGCGATTCCGGCAGAGGTGGTCAAGGGTGAGACCGTCTGGGATTGGCCACTTGTGCTGCTCAAAGACGAAACGGTGGGCTCTGATGTTGTGCGTGCCATTCCAGATTCTTCCATAGCCATCCTTGCTGAGTGGCCCAACCCAATCCCAGCACCCATTTTCTTGCAGGACGTAGCCGAGAGGATACTTTCTCGCCATGTGCGACTTTTCGTTGAGCTGCACAAAAACACCCATCATACATCCTCCCGGTATTTCGTTTCACGCACCAACCCGATACGCTGGGCGAGTTGCGCGGAGACCTTCCGGCGCCCGTGGAGTACGTCGTTGAGGTAGGCAAGGCTGATGCCGAGTTCCTTGGCATATGCCTTCTGGCTACCGGCTTGCTGGACTCCCTTGCGGAGTCGGTCGAGTGGGTTCGTCATAGGGGTAATATGGCGATACGCTTAACAGAAATCAAGCCCCATCGTCCACCTCCTCCACCGCCAGTTGCCGCTCCAAGAACAGCAGGGCGTCGAGGAAATGGCGCACAAGGCTCACGTCACTATGGATAATCACGGTGGCGAGCGCCGCGTCCCGCTGGGCACGGAGGGTCGGGGTGTCGGTCATGCCATGTCCTCCACGTCGGCCACCGCATCCGCCCCGACTGGGGTTTCATCCGCCTCGTCGATGGTGAATGGAAGGCTTTTCACATGAGCTATAGGGAGAAACACTATCTCCATATCTCTTGATTCGTACTCCGGATGTTGGGCCGAAATCTCCTTGACCAGCTTCTCGATGGCCCGCGACATCTTGAGATGCAACGCTCCGGCATAGCGCATAGTCAGTCCCTCGGGTCAAGTGAAGTGGTCTTGTACGCCTCTGTCACCATCTGCTCGGTCAACTGGTAGAACTGGATGCTGGCCGCAATCGTCTTCACGGGGTCGGGGTTCTGGCCGGTCATGCGCCGATACTCCCGCGTCTCCTCGGCCGCCATCCGCGCTATCGTGCTGGTGCGGTAACTCACTTGGCCCTCCACGCCTTGAGAAGTTCGGCGGCTTTGGTCACACCGAGATAGGCCAATGCCAGTCCCCCCATCGACCCGCCGAAGTGGACAGCGACACTTCCCGCCGCGAGAAAGATGAACGCCCCCAACATCTGCCACAGAATATCAGTCACGCTGCTCATCGCTTGGCTCCGTGGTGAAGGCTTTCACGGTCTGGCGCGGGAACATCAGCAAGCTCTCTAGCGCAAAGGTATCGTCGTCCCTCTCTGCTGCGTCCCGTTCCTTGTCCGGCAGGGATTCCACATCCGCCGGGGGCCACGGAGACTCCGGGGGCTCGGGATCAGAACGGAATCGCATCGAAATCCTCGTCGGGGAACTGCTCGTGAATGACGGACTTGGCGTGGTCCCGCTCGAACTGGGCCGCTTCGGCTGCGTACGCCTTCTTGCGCTCATCCCAGAACGCGGGGCGTTCATAGGCCGGGAGGACGGGGGCCGGAAGTTGCTTCGGCAGGGGCGCGATACCGCGAATCTTCGCGTACGTCCGCCCTCCGCCGCTCACCTTGTGTTCCACCGTGAGAAGGCAGGTCTTGCCCACCAGCTTGTCAGCGGGGATGCCTTGCGCGACTTCCTCCTTGCTGTACGTCTTCCCCCGCCAGTCTTCGAGGAACTTCCGCAGGGACGCCTTCTCATGCATGGAGGCGGTGAACTCCGCGTTGACGGTGAGCATCCGTCCTTGCGCGTCCGTCTCCCCGGACTGGAACGAGACGGCGATGCAGTAGGTGAGCTTCGGCGGCGACCCGGGGAACGTCTTCACGCGGTTGCCCAAGTCGATGAAATCCACACACGCGGCAGGGAACTGCCCCTCGCTGTGGGGCGGGATGCTCGGGCCACTGTCGTTCTTCAGCAGGAAATGGTCGGCCATCGGGTCCTCAAGTGGTTGGTGATGCGCTTCCCCGCATCGGAGGTGAAACCATTACTTCGGATCGTCCTGTGTGGCCAGAAAGGCCGAAAGAGCGAATGGGTCATTGTTGAGACGGTATTGTGTGCCCAGTGCTTCGCCTAATGGCATCGTGGGGCCTAGAACCTTGCCGTCTATGCAGACACGCGCCGCCTTCATTGACCGGATTACCACTGTCACGCGCTTGGTCATACAGACTCCTCATTGCCGGTGAGGTAGAACCACAGGCGTTGCCCTTGCCACTCACGTTCCGCAGCCCCAGCCGCAGCCCGAACCGCAGCAGCCGCAGACCAAGCCGCAGCCCCAGCCGCAGCCCAAGCCGCAGCAGCCGCAGACCCAGCCGCAGCCCGAACCGCAGCAGCCGCAGACCAAGCCGCAGCCCCAGCCGCAGCCCAAGCCGCAGCCCCAGCCGCAGCCCCAGCCGCAGACCAAGCCGCAGCCCCAGCCGCATCGGAAAGTTGTCCACGGGCGAGCATCCGTGCCGCCTTGACCGCAGCGTGACTCCGAGGGTCCGCGTTGGGGATACGGGACAGGGCGCGTTCCGCGCAGTCGGCCGCGAATAGCCGAGCCACGCGGTCATTCCATACGAGCGGCCGGATTAACCGCGCTTCCCGCACGACCACCTTGTCGTCTGCGGCGAGGAGTTCGCCGCGATACTGGACGAGATAGGGGGCCGCGCCTTCGGCAATCCATTGGGGGGCATCGGACAGGCGGCACAGATGGAGCCCGTTCTCGCACGGGACTAGGGGGCCGGTCACAGAGAGGGATGCCCCGGGTCCGGTGGTGGGCGGCAGCGGCCACGTCCCTTTCCCACCGTGAGCAGGACGGCCATCAGGCAAGAGCCACTTGATATACGGCTGGGTGTCGGTCATTCGGATTCCTCTCCTTCGGCGTAAGCGGCGGCTAGCTCTCCTTGCGGATACTCCGGCCACCCACTCTGGGACCAGTCGGTCTTGCATTCGGGGCACCGGGAGGGATGGTCTGTGAGGCGGAGCCAATAGGGATGCTGGATAGTTCCGCCGTCCACTTGTGTCACCTTCACCGGCAGGTCGGCGGCACACGACCCATCGCCGGGGCAGCGGATGAACGACTGGCGGGTCACTTGGTCTCTCCGGTCAGGGACGCGGACAGGGCTTCACGAACCGCCTTGACGATGACTTCGCCGAACGCCTTTTCCATGTCGTCGGTCGCCCGGTCCATTGCCTCGCGGTAACCGCCGCAATAGTAATCCGCAGAGACTTCGCACTCGTCGCAGCACTTATGATAGGCGCGGTTGGCTTCCTGCCATTCCTCCATCGCCATCACGAACTTGGCCATGCTCATACGGCCGCCTTGTGTTGGGTCATCTCAGCCTCGGAGTTACTGGGACAGGGCATGGTCTGTGGGGGTGCCCAACGGTGATGGACTGAATCTAATGGCAAGCCGCCACCAACGCAATAGTCTGGACAGGGGGTATTTGTAACAGTTTCCCCGTAGATTCAGCGAAGAGGGGTGGCTTGCTGCCACAGGAGCAATGTATTAGGTTGTCCTATGGCCAATGAACCGACTGCCTACGAAAAACGTCTCGCAGAGCTAGTTGCCGAGGGGTTGAAGGACCAAGCCATCGCCGATGAACTGCGCGGCAAATACCCCACCATCACCCCACGGGCGGTGCGGGACCACATCGACCGCCTACGCCAGAAGCTTCCCGGCAATCTTCCCGCAAGGGCGAGAATTTCGGTCTGGGTGGCGGATCAACGGAGGGGAAACCCATGATTGCGGATGGCGGGAAAGAACAAGCGATGAGCGAGCAGTATTACCACCGCCCGGATATATCGTGGCTTCGGCCTCTCACTAAGGGCGGGGAGCGGCGTCCATCGTTTGTTGAAAGTGTTACCGGGTGTTGGATTTGGCAGGGGCACGTCAACAACGGGGGCTATCCGCAAACCAAGATAGGGCGGAAGTCACATCGCGCCCACCGCGTCTTTTACGAGCATTTCGTGGGGGCCATTCCCGAGGGGATGACTCTTGACCATCTCTGCGGCAACCGCAAATGCGTCAATCCGGCGCACCTAGAACCCACCACCATTCGGGATAATACGATGCGGTCAAATTCTATCAGTGCAATCAACGCACGGAAGACGCATTGCATCTGGGGCCATTCCGATTGGGTGGCGCGGGAAGCGCCCTATGAGAATCAGCGGCGTTGTAGGGCTTGTCGTGCCGCCAAGCGCGTGGTGGAGGCGAAATGAGCCTCGGAATCTACTGTCCCGGCTGTGGGAACTACCATGACGGCGACCGCTGCAAGGCTCCCATCGGCCGTCTTGCGCGCTTGCAGCCACAACCCAAATCCCGCGAACACATCTACGGCTATGCGGTCATCATTGCGTTAGGGGTGGTGGCGGTCTTGTCGCTGGGGTGGTGCGCGTGAGCAAAACGTTTCTAGCCCGTGACCGCTTCGATGAATCCGTCGAGTTCCGGCGCATCGGCGACACGGTAGAGTATCGATACACGAAACACGCCTACGATAATCAGTGGCGGGTGCCGACGTGGGAAATCCGTGAATTTACGCCGACCGAACAAGCGGCCTATCGGGCGGCGTTGCTCGCATGAGCCCGCGTCAGAACGCCGCGCTCCTGCTTATCCTCTTGGGGATCGGGTGGATGGGGTTCATCTTGTGTGCCCATGCGTGGCAAGTGGAACGCCACCAACATTTGCGAGCGTGTCAGGCGGTCAATATCGCCCATGATTCGCTCCTTACGTCAGCGTCAGGATGCCCATGAGTCCCCGAAAAAGGACTAGTGGCTTGCCCAAGCGCCCCCAAGCGGTCAGGAAGGCCCCTACAAGCCCGTCAGAGCCTTCAATTCAGGGTCAGGCGACTCCGGTAGCCCCCTATGACTTTGACGCCTTGTGTGGGCAGTTGACGCCGTTGGAGAAGGATAAAGCCCGATGGGCGGCGGATCAGAAAGGCGTCAGCTTGCCGAATCTCTTGCGGCTCTACCCGGACTATCGGCATCAGGAAGCCCCCTAGTTTCAGGGGGCGTGTGGTCAGCGGGTCAGATACATGCGCAATCCGGCTTTTCTCGCTGCTAGACAGATGGCGGGGGCGGTGAGGCCGTAGCGTTTCCCGATTTCCACCAGTCGGTAGAGGTACCGTCCATCCGGGCCGAGTTGCTGATACTCGGTCAGGGCTTTTTGGATGCGGTCAGAGACGGGCCTCACAATTCCCCCCGGTGGAAGCTCCACCCGATAAACGGACAGGTCCAGAATAGGGCGTGCTGCGTCAGCAAGAGTTGATAGGTGTCCCAATCAAGGCGGTAGGTCATTGGGCCCTCCGGTCGGCATCGGCAAAGGCGGCTTCCCATGAGGGGCCCGAGCCCATGACTTCCCCGCAATACTCGCGGAGTTCTCGACCGACCCGGAACCGTCCCTTGTAGCGCGGGTCAGTGCGGTTCCAGAGCTTCGCCCGGAGCCCCCACCGTCGCTGGGCCTCGGCCAACGCTTCGGCGCGGGTCACGGGGCACCGATCCGAGCGAGGAGGGCGCGGATTGCGCCCACGCTCTTGCCGTCGATGTAGACGGTGTCATTGGAGCGGCCCACCGCATTGCCGGACACGGCGCGAAGCAGCTCCAGCATCTCCGGCGCGGCGGCGATCAGGCGGGCGGTGTAATCATCCCTTGCGCTCGTTGCAGAAGCGGCAACAGAGGCAGAGGTTAGCGGCTGTGTGCTGGCCGCCATTGGCACGGGAAACGATGTGGTCATATCCCACCGGGTGTGTTGGGGTGAAGCGGGGCCTTACGGTTGCGCCACAGTAAACGCACACCTTGTCCCGCTCGTAAATCGCTATCAGGTCAGCTCTTGTAACGTCTCCAGCGAGGAGCCATGCGAGGCGCTTTTGATACTGGGCGGCGTCCACTTCTGGCTTGCGCCGTCTGCGCCGATTGGCGCGGTATTGCTCTCGCCGTTCTTTGCGGGCGCGATGTTCGCCGCGCCGTTTCTGCTCTAGGTACTTCTCGGGGTTTGCCTTGCGCCACGCCTTGACGGCGAGGCGGGCGCAATTGAGGCATCGGGGCCGGGAGAGCATTTCGCCGCTCCATCCACAGCTAAGGCAGGTGTAGGTCATGCCCCAAGATACACACCCCCAACCCGACAAACAAGGCCGGGGGTATGGGTGGTCATGTTCACGGTCGGGACATCGCGGCGGGGATCGTGCTGGTGCGGGAGGCGGGAGGGGTCGTGACCGACCTCGCGGGGAGGACGATCGGGGCCGAGCACACCGGGGTGGTGGCGGGGAGCCCGCAGATGCATGAGTGGCTCCTTCGTCAGCTGCACGATTAACCGCCGGCGGGTCGGGAGTTGGGAGTCGGGAGGGATGAAATGATGAGAGCCGTCCGATCGTGGACGGCTCTTTGCCTTGCACCCCTCCTGGCTCCCGACTCCGGACCACCTACGCCGTCGTCAGGATCACCGGCCCATTCTCCGTGACCGCCACCGTGTGCTCGAAGTGCGCCGAGAGGGAGCCGTCCATCGTGACGACGGTCCACTTGTCGTCGAGGGTGCGAGTGGCGGGGTCGCCGGCGGTGATCATCGGCTCGATGGCGATGGTCATCCCGACCTTGAGGAGGGGGCCCCGCTTGGGGCGGCCGTAGTTGGGGACCTGCGGCTCCTCGTGGAAGGTGCGGCCGATCCCGTGCCCCACGAGCTCCCGCACCACCCCGAACCCGGCCCCTTCGGCGACGTTCTGCACCGCGTGGCCGATGTCGCCGACGTGGTTCCCGGCGCGCGCCTCCTTGATCCCGGTATAGAGCGACTCCTCGGTGACCGTGAGGAGGCGCTGGGCTTCGGGGGAGACCTCGCCCACGGCGTAGGTGTAGGCGGAGTCGGCGTGGAGCCCGTCGACCTGGACCCCGACGTCAGCGGTGAAGAGGCTCCCCTCGCCGAGGACCCGCTTCTTGGAGGGGATCCCGTGGACGATCTCCTCGTTGATCGAGGTGCAGAGGGTCGCGGGGAAGCCGTAGAGCCCCTTGAACGACGGGATCCCCCCCTGGCCGCGGATGTACTCCTCGGCGAGGCGGTCGAGCTCCCAGGTCGAGATCCCGGGGCGCACGTGGCGCTTGAGGTCCTGGAGCACGCCGAAGACGATGCGGCCGGCGGCGCGCATCGTGTCGAGTTCGGAGCGGGACTTGAGGGTGACCACCGTCGTTACCGGCCGAGGATCTTCCGCACCCGCGCGCTCACCTCGTCCACCGTGCCGACGGCGTCGACGGTGTGGACGGTGCCGCCGAACTCCCGCACCATCCGGCCGCCGATATAACCCTTCCAGTTGCCCCAGATGTTTTGCTTGACGGTCACCTTCGGTTCCTTGCGGGCCATACATCCTCACAGGGTAAGGGGGACAGCCATCATTCACAGTACGAAATTACCACCATCCCCCAGCAATGCAATAGCGGTAATTGTAACAGTTTCTCCCCGCCCCCCCGATGAAACCCCGAACTCCTCTAGGACTGACAAACTACCCCAAGCTCGATATCCTATGGCTTGGGTGGGGGTCGATGCGTCCTACGCGATTCTCGCGGCAACCAGAGGCATTGCGGGAGAGCTTCGGGAGTCTATCCGTACACTGTCACGCCACCGTGTTCATTTGACACAAGGCCCTGCATGTCTTACCTTCCTCCCATGACTTACCACTTCCTGTCAAGGGGATGGAACCCACATAATCACTGGGCCCATCGCTCACACCCCCAAACACCGGTTATCTTGTCGGGGGGCAATGTGGGGGGCGCGACAGCGTAATGGCATCCCAGCCCATCAAACGCCAGATGATTACCCAGCTCGCCTCTCTGGCTAACCCTGACTCCCTCAATCTCCCTCCCGATACCACCGAAGACGATGCCGCCTTCGCCTACCTCCTCGCCTACATGGAGAACGGCGGTCGGTTGTCCCGCCTCGCCTCAGACCTCAACGTGTCCCGCTTCCTGTTGGATCGCTGGGTGAAGGGAACGCCCGAGCGAGCTTCCCAGTTCTCCCGTGCGCGTGCGCGTGGGGCGGACGCGTTGGTAGATGAGGGGGGCGACTTGTTGGACCGGGCGACGCGGGATGATGTGGCCGTAGCCAATGCCCGGGCGGGATGGCGGAAGTGGCTGGCGGGGAAGGTGAACCCCGAGGAGTGGGGGGAGAGCAAGCAGGGGGCGCCCCTCATCGGTAGCCTGCACCTGCATGCCGCGCTGTCCCGTCCCCAGCTGCAGGGAGCCGATAATTCCCCGAAGCCCCCCCTTCTGGGTCCTCCACTCGGGCAGCGGGAGGCCGGGTACCTAACAGAGAGTGAGATAGTGGGGGAGCCCGAGTTTCACGTGGAACACCCCCCTACCCCTGTCGATGGGGAATGAGGGATGTCTCTTTTTATTTTTCTGGCTTGAACCGGAGGGTGTCTAGTTTTGAGACACGACGCTATGGTCAAGGACTGTGAGAAGGACGGCTATACCAAGGTGTGTTTCCGGGGGGATAACTCCTCGTTGCACGTCCCACGGGCGTCGTTTGATGAGTTGACGACGGCCTTGGAACAAGCCGCCTTTTGTTGGAATGGGGAGACGATTGAGGGGATGGCGGTGTGGGTCGCGTTAGGGGATGTGGGGTGTGTCATTGAGTTCCGTCCCGAGGATGTGGAGCGGTTGGACCGGGAAGAAGCACAGGAGAAGCTCAATGGGTAAGGGGGATACCCGCCGTCCGATGCAGATAAGTGCCGAGGAATGGCGTCAGAACTACGAACGTATCTTTGGGCCACCCAAGGAGCCCAAGGAGGATTCGGTGCGTCCTACGGGCAGTCAGGGCCCAAAGAAGGCATCCCAATGACGTGGTTCGGGGAATCCAAGGACGTCTGGCGGGAGCGTCTCAAGGAATCGCCCGAGGTGCGGTATGCCCGGCGGCGCGAGTCGGTGCTGCGGAAGCGCTATACCCAGAACACGTACCATGTCTGGCTCTATGAACGCGGCCGAGAGTGGGTGCCGCAATTCATGGAATCGTGGGGACCCGATGGCGTGAGGACCAAGCCGCCCATGCAAGTAGGCTGGGAGGAAGCGAGACCCGGGCACGTGGTGATTATGCGGCGTGGAAAGCCTGTGGCGGAGTGCTGGACGTGAAAAGTGCCGTCGTGGTAGTCGAATACCGGGCCGAAGATTGGCAGAAGCACATCGCCCTCCCGGAACTCATGGAACGGGTGCGGGTGGCCCTCCACACGGCTGACCTGTCCTGTGACCAGAAACTCCGCGTCCCGGCCGTGATTGTCGGCGCACGACTGGAGGAGCGGTGAGCTACGTCGAGGAATGCCTCAATCTGCAACAGCCGTTTGATGGTTGGCGGGAACCCAAAACCCGTGAGGAAATGCAGGCGTGGCTCTCCCGATATCGGAGGGGTGAAGACGGACTGGGCCCGGTCAGGTATGTCAAGGAAGTTAAACGGGCCGACCCCGACCCGTGGCAGATTGAGCTGTTGACGGCCTATGGGAACTTGATTCGTCGGATTTCCGTGAAGTCGGGGCATAACGTGGGGAAAAGCTGTGCCGCGGCATGGTGTATCGACCACCATCAATCCGTGGAGATTGTCGCCCGGGCGGCTGTCACCGCTCCCACGGAAAAGCAGATGTTCAATGTCTTGTATCCCGAAGTGGTGAAATGGCTCCAGCGCGGACCGGAATGGTTGCAAGCCCAGTTCACCATCACGAGCGACCGCATCGCCTACACCCAGAAGCTGAAGGACTGGTATGTCAGTTTTGCGACCGCGAGAGCCGAAACGCCGGAAGCTTTGGCCGGGGTGCATTTGGCGGAAGGCTCCGTCTTGCTGGTTCCGGATGAAGCCTCCGGTATCCACGAGAAAGTGTACGAATCCGCTTCTGGGTCAATGGCAGGCCATGAAGCCACCACCATCCTCTTCGGCAACCCCGTCCGGACGTCCGGGTTGTTCTTTGATTCCCATACAAGGCTGAAGTGGAATCCGTTGAGTGGGCCGATTCAACCCGGCCAGTGGTACTGCATCACCGTGAACGCCGAAACCTCTCCACGGGTGGCGAAAGACTTCATCGCCGACATGGCCCGTCGGTATGGGAGAGATTCGAACCAGTACCGCGTCCGGGTCTTGGGGGAGTTTCCCTCCACGGATGCGGACACGGTGATTCCCTACGAACACATCTTGCGAGCCCAAGAACGCGATATCACCGTGGAAGAGTCTGTGCCGACGATTTGGGGCGTGGACGTGGCGCGATTCGGCGAAGACGCCACCGCTCTGGTGAAACGCCGAGGGAAGCTGGTGCCGGAGGTGCCGAAGCTCTGGCGGCAGAAGGACACCATGCAAGTGGCCAGTTTGGTGCATGAGGAATGGAAAGCCACCCCCGGACATTTGCGACCGAAAGTGATTTGTGTGGACTCCATCGGCATCGGCTCCGGGGTCGTGGATAGGCTGAAGCAGTTGGGGTTGCCGGTGCGAGGTATCAACGTAAGCGAAATGGCCTCCTTCTCCGACCAGTATGCCAATCTCCGGGCGGAGTTGTGGTTCCAGACGAAGGCGTGGTTTGCGACGATGGACTGCAAGATTCCTCCCGACGACCTGAACCCCGGCGGCATCGCATTGGGGGCGGAACTCGCGTTGCCGAGGTTCCGATTCCTCCCCAGTGGGAAGTTGCAGATTGAATCGAAGGTGGAAATCAAGAAGAGAGGCTTTGATTCCCCCAACTGCGCGGATGCATTGATGATGACGATGGGGGAAGACGCCGCCACCTACATCCACGGGACGTTGAATAGCAATGAGCCCATCAAGCGTGGGTTGAAGTTTCTCACCGGAGTTTAGGAGCGACTAAATGACCACCGACAAGGATTTGCCCCTTCACCGGGTGATTCCCGTGAAGCTGGACCAGCAGGAACTCCGAGATGCCTTTCATAAGGCCGTGGATTCCCCACAGGATAAGCACTTCGGACTGCCTGCGAAGCAAGCGAAGGCCAACCAGAAGCGTGCTTTGGACATCATGCGACAGGTACGAGCGAAGAAGCGGTCTTGACAGTGTTTCACGAATAAGGGCGATAACGTTCTCTATTGCTGGTACGACGACAGGCACGGCAGAAGCGGCCCCCCTTCGGAGAACGGTAGGTATTCTCTTCGCTAAACTTGTGTCCTCTCGGGCAATGCGTTTTACGGGCATTGACGCCAGAGAATCCATTTCCTCGCAGCGCATTCTCCCGTTGAGTCACTGGCTGCATATGATAGGGATTGACACACCCCCGATTGCGACAGAGATGGTCGAGCTGAAGCCCCGGTGGGATTGGGCCAATAGCTCGCTCGTATACAACTCGATGGGCCATTCGCAATTTACCGTCGATGAAAGAATGCCCATAACCATCTGGGGTGAGCCGACCGGTCCATTGCCAGCACCCATTCGGGAGAATCCGATACCCGACCGAATTGCTACGAACCTTTCCTAGCAATGAGAGCACCGGGACAAACAAGGGCTTTTCCATTAGGACCGTAGGATAGAGGTCCATAAACATACTATCCCACGACATAAATAGCAAGCTTGACTAGACACTGTCGCGACAGTACCTTGTGTCCAATTGACACAGGTGGGGTCGCTCCCCACTTCCTTCCTGACCGGTCACCGGAGACCTCCATGCCCATCCTGCCCACCCTGACTGCTGCCACCGCCACCCTCACCTCCACGGGTGCGTTTACCGACACCCAGACCGTGACGGTGGGGACCAAGACCTACACCTCCCAGACCACCCTGACGAACGTGGACGGGAACTTCCTCATCGGCGCGAACCAGACCGCCTCCCACCTGAATCTCAAGGATGCGGTGAATGGGGTGGCGAATGGCACGACCACCGCCGCCGCGATGACGAAGAACGACTTGGTGCAGGCCGACTCCTCGGACGGCACCCATACGGTGTTCTCGGCGAAGCTCAAGGGCACCATCGGCAACATGATTGCCACCACCGAGACCCAGACCAACGCCTCCTTTGCCGGGGCCGTGATGACTGGGGGGGCCGGGGCCGCCGTCGATACGCTGAACCTCATCCGCACCCAGTCGCAGTCCAAGAGCGATGAACTGCAGGCCCTCAACGGTCTCCTGAACTTCTAAGTGGCTGCAAAGAAGGGTCCACGGCGGAAGGCCCCCACGGCGGGACAGTTCGTGGGGGGCATCGTGCATACGATGCCCGGGTATCCCGCCGATGCAGGGGAAACTGCACCGTCCTTGGATACCGAACGGCCGATGTCCAAGGACACCATCCAGTCCACCATCGTACTTCTGGCGCAGTCGGCGGAACGGTACATCGAGAACGAAATCTCCCCCGATAGGGGAGACATGCTCAAAGCGTATAAGGCCGGTCCCCAAGGCAACGAGGAAGAGGGCCGGAGTCAAATCGTCATGTCCACCGGCCGGGATAACATCTTGGCCATGGAACCCCAACTCCTCCGAGCGATTTTCGGCCCCGAACCCGCCATTGAGTTCGTGCCCAATCGTCCGGAGTTGGTCGAGCAGTGCCAGCAGCAGAGTGAGTACGTCTCCTATCTGTATCGGAATGCGCCGGATGCGTTGCACAACGCCAAAGCCTACATCACCGATGGGTTGATTACCCGGAATGGCTTTGTCACATGGTGGTGGGAACGCTATACCCAACCGCTGACGTATGAACAGGAAGGTATCACCCGCGAACAGATTGCGGTGTACGAGAACGACCCCTCCGTCACGTACACCATCACCAAGGAATACCAGCGGGACGATGGGACGCCGGTGTATGACTGTTCGGTGACCAAGACCCAGCACGGGACGTGTCATTGGGCCGCTGTGCCACCGGAGGAAGTCATTTGGTCAAGAGACGCGAGAAGTTTCAAGACCGCCACGTTCATCGCCCGTCGGCAGGATAAGACCGTGGGAGAGCTGGTCGCGGACGGCTTCGATTACGACGATGTGTCCAAGTACGCCAAAGCCTCGCGGATTTTGTGGGCCTCCGAGAATCTGGAACGCCAGCCGGATGATTCCTCCACGATGTTCTATGAGGGGAACCAGACCCCGGATGTGAGTCTCTGGCACGTCCCCTACTACCGGATGTACGTCCGCATCGACGAAGACGGCGACCGCATTGCGGAACTGCGGGAGTTTCACGGGGTGGGGCCGTATCGGCTGATTAAGCGCAAAGACGACACGTCGAAGTTCTGGGGGACGCCGATTCCCCGGATTCCCTTGGCGAGTTGGTGCCCCTATCCCATCGCGCATACGCCGACCGGCCAGAGCGTGATGGACCTGTCCATGGACTTGCAGCGGGTCGATACCGCCTTGGTAAGAGGAACGCTGGACTCCTTGGGGTTGGCCTTGAATGGTCGGATTGCGGTGGATGAGGAGAAGGTACGGATCGGGGATGTCCTCAATACGGAAATCGGGGCCATCATTCGGACACGAGGGAATCCGAACGAGAGCATCACGGAATACGCCCACAACTTCGTCGGGGAACGCGCGTTGCCGGTCATCATGGCGATGCGGGATATCAACGAACGCCGCACGGGGAAGAACATGGAGGCCGACGGCTTGAATGCCGACGCCCTCCAGTCTTCGACCAAGCAGGGCGTGATGGCCACGCTCAATGCGGCGGCCGCCAGAGATGAATTGATGGCCCGCATGGCCGGGGAAGGCTTGCGGGAGATGTTTGAAGGTCTGAGAGATTTGACCAAGCAATATCAGGACTTCCCCCGGACGGTGCGGATGAATGGCCAGTGGGTGACGGTGGACCCCCGGTTGTGGGATGACTCCTGTGAAGCCAAGGTGGTAATGGGGTTGGGGATGGGATTGGCGCAGGAAAAGCTCGAACGGAAGATGGCGATTCTCCAGAAGCAGGAGCAGTACCTGCAGCTCTTGGGTCCCGCCAATCCTCTAGTGGGGTTGGACCAGTTGAGCCAGACCTTGCAGGAAGTCGTGCAGGCCGCTGGCGATGCTGATAGCGCGAAGTATTTCAAGGTGATTCCCAAAGCCGTTGCGGACCAGATGGCCCAGCAAGCCGCCCAGCAACCCCCCAAGGAAGACCCGTCCAGTCAAGCGTCGTTGATGCAGGCCCAAGCGCAAATGTTGCAGGCGCAAGTGGCGCAGCAGCGGCTACAACTGGACCAGTCGAAGCAGTCGTTCGAGCAGGAAATGGCCATCGAGAAGATGCGCTTCGACCAGATGCTTGCCGAAGAGCAGTTGCGGCAGGATGCGGCCCTGAAGGAAGCCGAGATTCAGGCAAGGTATGCGGTGGATGTGCATGAGGCCAATATCGACGCCTATGTCAAGGGCCAAGCCCACGCGACGAACTTCACCGCCAATGATGCGGACTCCAAGCGGCAGGCTTTGGCCAAGGTGACGAGTGCCGCGATTGACGCCAAAGCCAAGGTCGAAGTGGCCAAGGAACAAGCGATGGGGAATGTCACCCAAGAAGCCGTGAAGGGCGCCTTGGCGCCGGAGCCCAATGACGGATAACACCCTCGAAGACCAGCGGCGCGGCGTGAATCTCGGCCGGATTTGGGCCGATACCGATTTCCAGTTGGTCTTTGCCAAGATTCAAGCCGACACCCTGACGGATTGGGTGGGGGCGAAGACGAAGGAGAAGCGCGAGGAACTCCATGCGGATTATCGCGCCTTGACCAAGTTGCAGGAGAAATTCCAGACCTTGATGGACCGTGGCACTCACGCCGAGCGACTGGACACGCGACCGCGCACCCAGAGACTCGCCAAGTAGTCGAGGTAACGTATGGCCGACACGGGTACCCCCACCGGCACTGAAGCCCCCGCGCCTTCCCAAACCGAAGTCGTGGCCAGTTTGTTCGGGAAACTCCGACTCGCTGAGTCGGCCCCCGAGACCCCAATTGTTGCACCTGAAGCTCCCGAGGAGCCCGCCGCACCCGAGGACACGCCCGCTGCCGCCGAGGAACCTGCTGCCGAGGAGACGCCGAGTGAGGCGACCCCGCAGAAGATGAAGTTCCTCATCGACAACGAGGAAGTGGACGAGGACACGCTGGTCGGCTGGAAGAAGGACGGTCTCCGACAGGCGGCTTTCACCAAAAAGACCACCGAGTTGGCGGAACAGCGCAAGCAGATGGAGTCGGAACGCGCGAAGGAACGCGAACAGACGTTGGCGGAATGGCAGAAGCTCCAACAGGCCGTGGATGCGGTGGTGCCGAAGGAACCCGATTGGACGGCCCTCCGAAATCAGGTCCAGCAGGGGACGCTGCCGGAAGCCGACTACCAGCGGTTCGCGGCACAGTGGCTCGCGGACAAGCAGCAGCGGGACCTAATCGCGGCCAAAACCGCCGAGGCGGAGAAGGCTGTGCAAGCCGACCGCCAGAAAGCCGCTGAACTGCAAGCCGAAGCCAATGCCCAGCGTGTGTTCGAACTCCTGCCGGACTGGAAGGACGAAGGGAAGCGCAAGGCGCATTTCGGGGAGATGATGGGCTACATCAAGTCCATCGCCCCGGACGTGGAAGCGCAGGATGTGATGGCCCAGCGACCGGAGTTCTTCAAGGTCGTGGCCGACGCCCTCGCCTATCACAAGCTCATGGCGCAGACCAACGCCCCTCCGAAGGTCAAGCTCGTCACGCCGCTCAAGCCCGGGGGCCAGACCACGACCCCCAAGACCAATCCCGTAGAGGCCGCCAAACGGCGGGTGGCCCAGACCAAGACGGTCAAGGATGCCGCCCGGTTGTTCGGGGCGCTCCGGGAAGCCGGACTCGATACGTAGAGTCCAAAGGAGTACGCAATGTCCGTTACCACCAATACCATCCAGACGTTCGACCGGAAGGGTCTCCGGGAGGACCTGACGAATGGTATCTACAACATGGACCCGACCGATGTGCCGCTGTTCAGCAATGCGGGCCGGGGGAAGTGCACCAACGTCCTCCATGAGTGGCAGTCCGACAGCTTTGCGGCGGCCATCACCAACAACGCGAAGGTGCAGGGCGACAACTACACCAGCATCGACTCGCGTCCCGCGACCGTCCGGCTGGGGAACTACACCCAGATTGCCGCGAAGACCGCCCTCGTTTCTGGGACCGTCTCGTTCGTCAACGCCGCTGGGCGTGGCGATGAGATGGACTACCAGCTGGCGAAGTGCGCGAAGGAAATCAAGCGCGACATCGAGAAGGCCACCCTCTCGGCCGCGGCTGTTGGGTCGGCGGGTAACTCCTCGACAGCTGCGACCGCCGCAGGCTTGCTCGCGTGGGTGAAGACCAACGTGGACAAGGACGCGGGTGGGACCAACCCGACGTGGACCTCGGGCGTTCCTTCTGCTGTGCGTACGGATGGGACTCCCCGTGCGTTCACCGAGACCATCCTGAAGTCGGCGCTGAAGAAGTGCTTCGACAACGGGAGTGGGGATGTCTCGACCCTGCTCATCGGGTCGGCGCAGAAGTCGGTCTTCTCGGCGTTCTCGGGCGTGGCCACCAAGACGTTCTATCAGTCGGCGGTCGATACCAGCAAGATTATCGGCGCGGCGGATGTGTACGTCGGGGAGTTCACGACCATCGTGGCGATTGCCGACCGGTTCCAGCGGAACACGGACGGGTGGCTGCTCAACTTCGATGCCATCTCGTTCCCGATGCTGCGGCCGTTCCAGACCACCACCCTGCCTCCGGGCGACTACGAGGCGAAGCTGTTGCTCTGCGAATACACGTTCCAAGTCAACAACGAGCTGGCGCTTGGGCTCTGTGCTGACCTGTCGTAAAAATCTTCACCGGGGCTGGGCGGGTCACACCGTCCAGTCCCATTCGGAGGAGTGATGGCGTTTCGTCGGCCTTTTGGCTATGACCCCCTGACGGGCAAGAAGCAAACGTTCGTCATCAACGATGACAAGACGTTCTCCATCGAGACGGAGACGGACATCGAGCCCATCTTGCGGGCGAATTACGAGGCCAAGAAAGTCGCCCCGACGAAGTGGGGGAGTTGGGACAAGCCCGGCGAAGCCTTCACGCACTACGGCAGTATCCCACTCGGGGTGTATTTCTCCCTGCCACGGGATATCCGGTGTGATGCCAGAGAAGTGACCAAGTGGTTGCAGCGGAGTGAGAATGAGGTCTTCCGGGTCCGAGGAGGGATGTTCCTGTGAGCGAAACGAACGGCACGTCGCCCGACTCTCCTGAAATGCCTGCGGAGCCGCCTATCCGGCTAGCCATCTTCATTCCGTGGCAGGATATGGTGCAGGCGGAGTTCTGCCGGTCCTTTGCGAAGCTCTCCATGCGGCTGGCGATGGAGTTCATCATGCCGGGGTACGCGGATGTGTCGTTCCAGACCATCTACGGCACCTACCTCGCCCAGCAGCGGATGTCCTTGGTGATTGCCTCGTTGCAGTGGGGCGCCACACATCTGTTGTGGTTTGACTCGGACATGACCTTCCCCGACCACACGTTCCGCACCCTCCTCAAGCATGACGTGGACATCGTGGGCGTGAACTACGCGCGCCGCAGGCTGCCCCATTCTCCCGTCACGTTCAAGACCTTCCCCGAAGATGGTTCTCCCGAGGAACTCTGCTACACCACGGATGACAAACATGGGCTGGAGGAAGTGGCGGGGATTGGGTTTGGCGTGGTCTTGATGAAGGCATCTGTCTTCCAGTCGGACGATGCGCCCGGCATTCCCCTCCCTGCGTTTCGGACGCATTTCGACAAGGGCCAAGCCGAAGGCGAGGACGCGTTTTTCTGTCGGGAAGCCAAGAAATACGGCAAGAAGGTGTACGTGGACCACGACCTCTCCCGGGAAATCGGGCACATGGGGGTGTTCCAATACAAGAACTCACATTCGGTCATCATCAACGAGCCCAAGCCGTTGATTGTCCCCGCGACGGAGATTCCGAAGGAGCCGTATGGCCCTCGACTCGTACCTTAACCTCCAGACCGCGATTGCGGACCTGCTGAATCGCTCCGACTTGACGGACGTGATTCCCGACTTCATCGACCTCACGGAAGCCGAGTTGGGACGCATCCTCCAAGGACGACCGATGCGGACGAGTTTGAGTGTCACCTATGACACGTCGGGAAGTCTCTCAGTGCCGGTGGATTTCGTCCGTCCCGTCACGCTGACGCTAGAAACCTCGCTCTACAACTGGCCGATTGAAGTCAAGCCGTATGACTATCTCGTCCAGAAGCGCGGGCAGTTGGTGACGGGGCCTCCGCGCTATGTGACGCTGGTGGGGGACACGTTCCAGTTCGCCCCGGTGGCGGATTCGGATACGGCCTATACCGGCACGTTGGTCTATGACGCTGCCCTCGCCCCGTTGACCTCGACGCAGACGACGAATTGGGTGCTGACGAACCATCCCGACGTGTATCTGTACGGCGCGGCGTTCCATAGTGCCCCGTACCTGAAGGACGACGACCGGATGCCCCTCTGGGAATCGCTGTATCGCAAGGCCCTCGACCAAATCCGTGTGCTAGCGACTGAGAGCGAGTATGGGGCCAATACTCCTGTCGCTCGTCCTGTCAGCTACCTCGGCCAGTAAGGAGTCCGCATGGCGAATACCACGAACTATTCTTGGCCGAAGCCCGACGTCGGTGGCTCTTCTGGCACATGGGGCACCATGCTCAATACCGACTTGGATAGCATCGACAGTCAAGTCAAGACGGTGAGCGACGCCACGACCACGGCCGCCGCCGCCGCCGCTGCCGCGCAGACCGATGCGACGAACGCACTCGCCGGGAAACTCGTCACGGCCGCCCCGACGGTTTTGACGGTCGGCGGAAGTGCCCCGAACTGGACCGCCACACTGGACCTGTCGGTCGGTGGGCCTATCTATTCGGCGTCTATTGCCGCCAGCACGAACGTCACCCATGCCCTGACTCTCACGTTCACCAATCGCCCCGCCAGCACGGGCAAGCTGATTTGGCTCTACATCTCGGTGGTCAAGAGCAGCACGGTCGGTACGTGGGGACTGCGGGTGCAGGTCGATGCGGCCGGAAGCGCCTTTGTGGTCTCCAGCGGGGTACAGGTCAAGTCGGGGTCGCTGTCCAATCTCATGCCGGATTATAGACAGTCCACGCACGGCACCTTCCTCGTGGCCATTCCCCTCTACATCCTCGGCTCATGACCGCCCCGACCCGGAGTCCCGAGCCCCGACGGCAGGACGATGCCGTGCTGCGGACCATCGCGTCCCAGACGTTCAACGATTCGCTGAATAGCGTTCTCCGTCGCGTCTTGGTGTGGATTGCCATTTCCGGCCTTGTCACGGTCGGTGGGGTGAGTTGGGTGGCGAGTGCGTGGGCCACCAATCGGGACAGAGATACCCGAGACTTGGATGCCCGCGTGACCGCCGTGGAGCGGGCGCAAGCCGAGCAGTTGCAAGCGATGAAGGAGCAGACACAGGCGATGGCCAACCTAACCCGAGCCTTGGATTCCGTGCGCTTCACCATTCGGGGCCGGGCTCCCGAGAACCCCCTGCGGCCGTGACATGGGAAACGATTCTCCTCGCCATCATCAACCCCCTCATGGGGGCGGGCCTGATTGCCTTGTTCCGGCTGTGGCAACGCAATAAAGCCGTGGAACAGACGCTCTACGGGCAACCGGGCGAACCGGGCTTGGTGACGAAGTTCAATGAGTTGAAGCAAGAGGTGAAGGACCGCGACCATAGTACTCGGGGGCGGATGCAGGAAGCGGTAAGTGAATTGGACCAGAGCATCCGTGAACTCGAACGCCTCATCCCGAGGGCCAAATGAACATCTCCCAGACTGTCAAGAACCTCCCTGCCGTCAAGGCCCGTGCAGAGATTCCCCCGGTGAAACGCCGTGCGCAGCTCGTGAAGACGCTCGCCGGTAGCTCGCTAGTAGCCGGGGGACTCCTCCTGCCCAAGTTGGGGTATCCATGGCAGGCCGGTCTGGGCGTGAGCGCGTTCGGGGCGTTTATCTGTTCACAGCAACTCGTCTTGGGGTATGCGAAAGCCTTGGCGCAGTTTGTGGGGGCCTTGACGGGGAAGGTGCCCGTCGATGAACCCGTGGATGGCCGTGGGGCCAAGGTGGACGAGTGAGATTCGCGGACGCCTTGCATTTCGTCCTCAAGCGGGAGGGCGGGTACTCGGATGACCCGATGGACCCCGGCGGCGCTACCAACTGCGGTATCACCCAGAAAGTCTACGACGACTGGCGGGACCAGAATCACTTGGTGGAGCGCACCGTCCGCCAACTCACGCCGGATGAGATTTTCACCATCTACGACGAGCGGTATTGGCAGCCCATCCGGGGGGACGAACTCAATGCCGAGGATTCCAATGTTGCCTTGCAGGTCTTCGACATGGCGGTGAATACCGGCATCAAGCGAGCGATTATCACGCTCCAGCGGTGCCTGCATGCCACGGAAGATGGCGATTTGGGCTTCAACACGATGGCGGCCCTGCGGGCCTCGGATAAGCCGTCCTTGCGGGATGCCTATGCGGCGGAGCGCGACCGCTTCTATCGGAATCTGGTCGCCACGAAGCCGAGCCTGTCGAAGTTCTTGGAAGGCTGGTTGAAGCGGGTCCAAATCATCCGGTACGCCGTGTGACACTTCTCGCTCCGAAACTCCCTCCGGGCCTCTTGGCCAATGGCACCGTCTACCAGTCCAAGGGACGGTGGCGGGACGCGTCGTTGGTGCGGTTCTTCTCTGGGACGATTCGTCCGGTAGAGGGATGGCAGGAGTTGACCGCCTCCAATGACACGGTGACGACCATCACGTTGAGTGGGGTTCCTCGGACGCTGTTGGGGTGGCGCGGGAATGACGGGTCGGGGAGTCTGGGGATTGGCACCAACACCAAGCTCTACGTTCACTGGCTCGGCCATCTGTACGACATCACTCCAGTGGGGTTCACTACGGGGACGGTGGACGCCTCGGTGGGGGCGGGCACCTATGGAGCGGGATTGTATGGCGCGGGTCCCTATGGCACCACCGACCCCACCCAGAGTTCGCTGCTGCCTCCGGCGACTTTCCACCTCGACACGTTCGGGGACTATCTGATTGCCTGTAGTTCTCCGAACGATGGGAAGATTTACTCATGGGACCGCAATGCGTCGCATATCGCCACGTTGGTCGATGCGTCGGCCCCGACGAGTTGCTTGGGGATTGTCGTGACACCGGAGCGGTTTCTGGTGGCACTGGGTGCCGCAGGTGCCGTACGAACGGTACAGTGGGCGTCTCAAGAGTCGTTGACGGACTGGACGGCCACGAATCTCAACACAGCCGGGGATTTCGTGTTGGAAGGGAAGGGAAGTCTCATCCGAGGACTGCGCGGCAAGGGCGAAACCCTCCTCTTTACCACGGCTGATTTGTGGACCATGCGCTACATCGGTGGCACACTGGTCTACGGGTTTGAACGGGCCGGAGGCGATTGCGGTCTGATTGCCCCAAATGCCGTGACTACGGTGGATACGCAAGCCATTTGGATGGGACCCACCGGATTTTTCCGGTATGACGGGTATGTCCATCACATTCCGTGTGAAGTGGCGGATAAAGTCTTTGGGGACTTGAACAGCGTCCAGCAGGGAAAAGTCACCTGTTACCCCATCGCGGAATTCGGGGAGGTGACGTGGCACTACCCCTCGGCGAATAGCACGGAAAACGACCGGTACGTCACCTACAACTACCGGGAAGACCACTGGACCGTGGGAGCGTTGGAGCGCACTTGTGGGGCGGATGCGGGGCCGATTGCCTTCACCGTACTGGGGGCGTCCAATGGAAAGCTCTACCAGCATGGGATTGCGTGGTCCCATCTCGATACCGATGGCGTGACGGAACTCCTGCCCTATCTCGAAAGCGGCCCGTTTGAAATCGCCGATGGGGAGCAAATCATGTTCGTGGAAGGCTTGTTCCCGGATGATAAGACCTATGGGAATGTGGCCTACACGCTCTACGGTGCGATGGACCCGACTTCCACGGAAACCAGCAACGGCCCCTATACGCTGGATACCGAGTTGAATACCCGCTTCACCTGCCGCCAAGTCCGGGTGCGGATTGACCAAGTGCTTGGGGCGGAAGACTGGCGGGCCAATATCCCCCGCTTCCTTGCCAAAGGCGCCGGGCTCCGGGGAAGCCGGAGGAGAATCACCGAATTGCCGTCCTCAGATGTCTTGGTGCCTGCCGCGAGTCTGTGGCGGGGTACCGTCGCCGATGGAACTGACATTGCCGATGGCCGCGCTGTGGCCCTGTAAGGAGTACCTATGACGATCATTCGCTACATCAACAGCACTGAACGGGAAGTGGGCAAGGGCCATCCCACCCTCGATGATACCCTCAACCGCGCCCTCCGGGATGTGCTGACCGCCTCAGGCGTGGACCCGGACGCGGATTTTGGGGGTTTCCAGACCGCCACCGGGGAAGGGGTGTTTAACGTCAAGCTCGCCGCGTATGGGGCGAAGGGCGATGGGATTACTGACGACACCACAGCCATCCAAGCGGCCGCCACAGCGGCGGCGGTGAGTGGGGGCGTGGTGTATTTCCCTCCCGGAACCTACAACATCACCGGCATCAGCCTCACATCCAAGAGCAACGTGATGTTTGTGGGGGAAGGGAAGGCTTCCAAGCTCGTCATGGCGGGGTCGACGAACGGGGCGATGCTCACCCTGACGATGTGCAACTGGATCACCGTCAAGGACCTCTGGTTCTACGGGAACAACATCGGCACCACCGATGGCCCGTCTGGGTCGGCCATCTACTTCGACGCCACGGGGACCGCCGCCAACCTCGAAGGATTCGTGGTCTCGGGATGTAGGTTTGAGAACTTCAGGGGGGCAACATGGGTCCGGGTGCAGAACACCACGGCCTATGATGTCTCGAAGGGGTGGTGGACCAAGAACACCTGTCTCGGCGGGTCGGACCAAGACCCCACCAACATCGGCACGGCCTCGGCGCAGCTCGGACTCCGGCTTCCGTCGGGGACGGGGAACATCACGGATTGGTGGATTGAGGATAACCAGTGCGAGGCGTCCACGGTGAAGCAGGGCATCTCCGCGATTGGGACGGGGACGGGCAAGTTCAAGCGGGTGGTGTTCCGGGGGAACACGGTGTTGAACGCGGGGTTGACGAATAGCGCCACCGTCAAGGGGGCCTATGGGCTCATCCTCTACGGTCCGAGCGAGGACTGCGAAATCACCGGTAACCGGTCGATTAACCCGGTGTCGGTGGGTATCTACACCAACCTCTCCGTGCGGTGCCGGGTGTCGGGGAATACCTGTGTCGGGCAGACCGACACCGACGACGCCTCCCTCCCCCGAGGAGGGATTGCGATGACCGACCCCGCCGAAATGGTGGTATCGGGGAACACGCTCTACAACAACACCCTCGCGGGGATTTCGGTCGTGGTGGGGACGGCTAATACGCCAGCGGGGAATATCACCAACAACTCCATCAACGGCGGGCAGTTCGGCATCATCCTCCGTCCCGGTGGAACGAATAGCAACGTCATCGGTTTGAACGTCGCCAACAATGCGATTGTCGGCACGAGCGACTACGCCATCCTGACTCGGCGGTCGTCGGGTAGTGGGGAACTCGGAGATACGAACATCGTCGGCAATACCATCGGCTATCCCGCGTCCGCACAGTTGCGGATTGGCTCGAACGATAAGCAGGTGGCCTCCACATCGGTGTTCTACACCATTTCTGGCGTGACCTATCGGGTCGCTGCCAACTCGGTAGGCACGGCGCTGGCCGCTGGGACGATTCCGATTGACAAGTTCGGCATCTACCTGTTTTCGGCCGACACATCCGCTACGCCGGTCATCACTTGTACGCCCGGTGCGTCCAACTTCTCGACGGGGTACAACTCGTCTGCGCTGGCGTTGGCTGGACTTCCCTCTACGCCCGCCAACCAGTTCTCACTGGGCTATGTCATCGTCCAGACCAAGGGCGGGACGACGTTCATTGGGGGGACAGATTCCCTGACCGGTGGCGCTTCGGGCAACGTCGCCCTCTCCACCACGTATGGCGGGTTCTCCGGCACCGCAGGGAAGGGCATCGGCTCCAACATCACCGGCCAGACGCTCCGCAACGTCCGCGTGGCGGATAACACCGTCAACGTCACCGGGACGGTGGGGATTGCTTTCGACTGTACCAGCTCCACCGCTGATGGGGTGGTGGTGGAGAACAACACCGTGGACGGCCCGACGGACGCGGGCATCAATCTCCAGAACGGTACATGGACCAACGGACGGTTGCTGCACAACGTCGTCAAGAACGCCGGGACCAACGCGGACGCGACGAAAGGGTGCTACAAGATTGCCACCACGTTCGTCGGGGATGTGTTTGGCAACATCGGGATTCCCGTGACGGGCGGGACGGTGTGTACCACCTCCTCCTTCCCGGTGGGGAACCTGTCGCGGACTATCACGGCGGCGACCTACACATTGGTGCAGGGCGACCAGACCATCATCGCGGATTGCACGTCCAACGCCATCACCCTGACGTTCCCGTTGGCGGCGAGTTATCCGGGACGGCGCATCACGATTATCAAGTCTGATATCGCGGCGAACGGCGCGGTGACGCTCGCACGGGCGGGGTCGGACTTGTTCAACAACCAGACCTCCTACACCATCACGAACCGCTATCAGTCGGCCACGTTCGAGAGCAACGGCGCCTCGGGATGGTTGTCGGTGCAGTCGAACGTCACGAACACCAGCGGGAACCTCGAAGTTCCCGCCCTCCTCACCTTCCCCGCCACCGCAGCGGGGCGGATTCTCGGTGGGTCCACGTCGCTGTCGTTGCGGAACAACGCGAACAGCGCGGACAACCTCCTGATTGCGGATGCCGGCGCCATCACTATTCGCGGGTCGCTGACGCAACTCACCGAAACGGCGAACGACAACTCGACCAAGAGCGCCTCCACGGCCTACGTGGACCGCGCCACCACCCATACTGGGACGACCTCGGCGGCCCCCACCGGCACCACGTCGGCCACCGCCGTCATGATGGGGCTCGCGGGTTCCATCACGCCGACCCGAGGCACCAAAATCATCATTATGGCCTCCGGCCAGATGGCCAACTCGACCATCAACGATGGCGCGACCGTAGATTTGCGCTTCGGCACCGGGGGAGCCCCAACCAACGGTGCCGCCGTCACCGGGACGTTGGTGGGTATCGCCCAAACCTCGACCTCGTTGGTAGCGGCCTCCAAGAGCGGGTTCTGTGTCATGGGAAAGGTGACCGGCTTGTCGGTCGGCACAGCATACTGGCTGGACCTCTCCCTGTTGGCCGTGACGGGTGGGACGGCCACCGTGACCGGTGTGTCGCTGACCGCCTTTGAGGTGCCGTGAGCCTCTTCCTTCCGTCTCCCGGCAAGCCTCCCGCGCAGTATTCGGCGGAGGAGGAGGGGCAGTATCGCCTGTCCATCCAGCAGGTGTTGCGGCGGGTTGCTTCCTTGTTGGGGATTGAGACCTTAGAGGGCGTGAACGTGACCACGACCTACCAGATGCGTACCACAGACGGGGTGATTCGCGCCGACACCACCAGCGCCGGGTTCACCGTCACCTTGCAGCCGTCCGCGACCGTCAAGGGACAGGTCGTGCATATCAAGAAGATTTCGACCGACGGCAACACCCTGACCGTGGATGGCAGTGGAGCGGAACTCATCGACGGGAGCGCCACGTTGGCGTGGACAACTGCGCGGTTGAATCACATGCTGTATGCCAATGGCACGGGCTGGGATGTGCTGGTATGACGCCCTGTGAAGGGCCGTGGGTGGCCCCGTTCCCGAGTCATCTCCAAGCCGCCTTGGACAAAGCCTTGGTCTATGCCCCCGGGCATACCCAGCAGACGATTGAACAGGCGGTCCATGACGAGACCGTGCAGTTGTGGGAACGGGGGATGAGCTTCTGTCTGACGGAACTAAGAGAAGCCCCCAATGGGGCTAGAAGTGTGCATCTGTTCCTTGCGGGGGGAAGTCTGAACGAGTTGCGCCCGGTGTATCCCGTGATTGAAGCATGGGCCAAGAGTCAAGGGGCAACGCAGATGACGATGCTCGGACGGCATGGCTGGCAACGCAGTTTCCTGACGAGCATCGAAGGCTTTCAACCGACGATGACGTTCTACGCAAAGGAGTTGGTATGAGCAAGGACGCGACCCAAACCTCGTCGGTGAAGCCTGATGCTTCCACCCAGCAGTATCAGGATATCTTCCGCAAGGTGATTGCGGGGGAACTCGGCAATCTCACCGGCAATGATTCCCTGAAGCAGTATGCCGGAGCCTATGGCGCCGGAAGTTTGGGACTGCCGGATTACGCCGCCGGACGGACGCAGTTGCAGAACGACTTCCAACGGCAGCGCGGCGAAGCCACGTTGCAGGGGAACGACCTCGCGACGAAGGAAGGGGCGTTCGGTGGGAGTCGGAGTGCGGTGCTGAACTCCAATCTTCAGGGGGATGTAAACCGCAACGAAGCCTCCACGTTGACGAACTACGACATGAACGCGAAGCAGCAGCAGTTCCAGATGCTCGCGCAACTCCTCGGATTGGGCGGACAGGGGTTCGGACAGGCGGGCTATACCCAGTCGCAAACGATGCCCGGGAATCCGTGGGCGGGTATCTTGGGCATCGGCACGACGGCAGCGGGACTCGGTTGGACGCCGTTCGGAAAGTGAGGCACCATGTTTGACGACCCGACTCTTCCTCCCGCCCCCAGTCTGATGTCGGCTGGGGCGATGCGGGAAGCCATCAACCCCACCCCCGGGTGGGCGGCGCGTCTCTTTGCGGGCACCGACCCCCTGGCATCGGGGCTGTTGCAGCCGCAGGAAGCCCGCACGCTGGGGAGAAGCTCGCTTTTGCAAGCGGGTCTGGACCTGTTAGCGAACTCCGGGCCATCTCCATATCGTCGCGGGATTGGGGAACTCATCGGGCATGCCTTGCAGACCGGCCAGCAGGCGTATCAGCAGGGGGTGGCCGGGACGTTGAACGCGCAGCAGAGTGTGGCCGACCGCCTTGCGGCCTCCAGACTTGCGGCGTTGCGGATGCGGTATGCCGGTCGCACCGACCCCCAGTCCATGCAAGCCTATATGATGGGCTTGATTGGAGAAGGGGACTATCACGGGGCGAGTGCGATTTCGGAACTCCTTAAGTCCCAGCAAGGAGACGCGACCCGAGGGACGCTAGTGGACCTCCCCGGTCCTAATGGGACCACGTTGCAGCAGTTCATGGACCCCACCACGGGGACGCCGATTGGGCGGCCGTTCCCCAAGCCGAGGGATACCAGCACAGCAGATAGCCGGGAGCAGCAAGCGTCCGACCTCTTTGATGCTCGGCAGTTCGTGTCCCTCCATGCCGACCCGCAGACTCGTAAGGGGGTGCAGAGTTTCCGGTTGTTCCAGAACCACCTGAACGAAGCGCGACAGGGGAACCAAGAGGCGTATAAGTCCTTGATTTCTGCCTTTGCAGCCAATGCCGACCCGAACAACCAGTTGCGGTTGGGGATGTTGCAGTTCCTCTCGAACCTCGACCCCTCGGTGCAGGGGCAGGCGCGGTTGCTCACCGATAAGCTGGCGAGCGGCCAGATTCCCCC